ATGATCGACCGCGGATGCTCGAATGACATACTCTCCATTCGACAAGCGTGCTGGTATCGAATCCGATGTGGCGGTACCCGGGCCGGAAATATAACCACCGGAAGCTTTGACCAGCGTTCCACCATTGCCACCAACTGCTACATGCAAGCCTTGGGTATCCCCAGTTGTGACATAGTTCATGGTTACCCGTACTGTTTTGTCACCGATTTGCAGCAAATCGTTCTTGATAACCCCGATTTTTTCCTGGGCATCGCTGATGTCACCATTGATTTTTACTGTCTTCACCGTCGGCACATTGTTGACGGACTGGGTGAGCTGGTTCACGGCATCCTTGGTGAGACCGGACTGGTCGGCCATTGCGTTTGCCTGGTCTTTGCTCAGGCCCATTTTCATGGCGAAATCAACGAATCGGTTCCTGGCATCCTCAATGGTCGGCAGGATCTGGTCTACACTCTGCCCGTTACGGGCCTGCGCCTCAGCCGCATTCAACGCCGATTTGGCGACGTCGTTCAACGCGGACTGGTTCGCGCGCCCTTTCTCCGTGTTCAAATCGAGCGTGGCACCATTGTCCGCAACAGCTTTGGCCGCCTTATCGAAAGATTCGTGGAGCGCGATAGTGGCATCCGACGCATCCAATGAGAACCCATAGTAGGTTTTCAGTGCATCCAACGCCTCTCCCAAGGCTGATGCCTGATCGTCAATGCCCTTGCTGGAGGCCCCGAAGGATTCCGCGAGGATATCGTTCGCATCGGCTGCTTCTGATGTGGCATCCGTGTTGGTTGCGGTAGCATCGGTGAGCCCAGCAGTTGCCAAGGTGTTGTTCACCTTTTCGACAGTGGCTTGCTTGTCTGCCTCGGCTTGCTCCTTCATGGCTTCCTTGGAACCGGAAACAGCTTTGGTCTGCTGCTCCAAATGCGCGCGCAACTCGTCGGTGACTGTTCCGGCACCACCGTGCTTGTTGATGTAATCGTCCAACGCCTGGTTGAATGATGTTATTGCGGTTTTATCCCCCATAGCGGCATCAACAAAGGTCTTCTGGCTGACACCTGCCTTATCCAGCGCCTGAGCGAGACTATCGGCTCCCGTACGGGTTTTCTGGAACCAACCCCAGTCAGTGTCGTTCCCACTCTGCAAATTCTGTGTGAGTTTTTGAGCGGCTGTCTGACCCGATTTGAGCGCACTGGTCATATTGTCTGTGCGTGTTTTCGCATCCGCAGTTTTCTGCGACCAGATGGCGAGAGCCGCGCCAGCCGCGGCGAACGCAATCCCCCAAGGTCCGCCCATCATGGACATGAGTCCGGAACCGACGCTTTTGAAACCATTGGAGATAGCCGTCCCACGGCTCATGGTCGTACCGAACAATTCCATTTGCCTGGTCGGGTTCTGAAATGCCGTGGCCATACTCTGCGCCCCGGCGCTCAACCCGCCCCACAACCCCTGCAAGCGCTGTACGGGGTCGAGCACGAGTCCCATACTCCTTCCGAATCCGCTGGAAGAAGTGGACAGGTTTCCAAACATCTTATGCAGCCCAGCGGTTGCACCTGCCGCAACGCCCAGCAGCACTACGGTCTGCTGAATATGCGGGTCTAACGTACTGAACGCAGTAACGAGATCGGTCGCACCTTGCACCATCGTACGCAGTGGTCCGTTCGCGCCACCGCCGATCTTAATGAGCATCGTTTCAATGGAGCCGGAGAACTGTTCGATGTCACCCTTGAGATTGTTGGTGCGTGCGGCAGCCTGCTCGGAAGCATAACCGGAGTCTGAAACAGTTTTTGTCCACTTATCAATCCCGCTAGCGCCCTCTTTGTAGAGGACTCCAGCAGACCGCACTGCGTCAGTGCCGAAAATTGTAGCCATAGCTTGCTGACGCTGCTGGTCAGTCAACCCGGCCATCTTTGTCTGCAGCTGTCCGGCAAGACCGGACAAGCCAATAAAATTGCCTTGCGAATCCCAGGCGCTGATTCCCAGATCGTCAAGCGCCTTTTGAGCCTTCTTGCTTGGATTAGCGAGAGCAATCAGCATGGACTTAAGCGACGTGCCGGCATCGGAGCCGATCATGCCCGCGTTCGCGAACGCGGCGAGCGTGCCGGTGGTCTCCTGCATGCTCACTCCATACTGATTCGCCACCAAACCGGCTTGCGAAAGAGCACTACCTAGATCACTGGCTGAGCCTTGAGCATTACCGGCACCTGCTGCGAGCGCGTCCGCTACCTTTGTGGCGTCCGTGCCTTTGAGGTTGAATTGTGCGAGTGTGGATGCCATGAGTTCAGCGGCGTCACTAACAGCCATGCCGTCCGACGCCGCGAGGTCGAGGGCTCCATTGAGACCGCCGTTTAGGATGTTGGCGGTGCTCATGCCTGCCTTAGCTAGCTCGTTTATTGCGTCAGCGGATTCGGTAGCGCTGTATATTGTGCGTTGCCCTGCGTCTAGTGCGGCGTCGCGCAGCTTGCTCATTTCGCTAGCGCTGGCTTTGGTGTTTGCCTGTACCGTGCTCATGGATGCGTCGAAATCCATGAAGCTCTTCACTGCTGCCACGCCCACTGCGGCTGACAGTGCTCCGACCGCTAGCCCGGCTGTGGTGAACGCGCCCTTGAGCTTGTCACTGGTGCTGCGAGGCTTTTCCAACGATGTTGAAAGCTGTGTTGCTTGCGCCGAGGCGGCCTGCATCTTGGTGGTGTAGTTCGACGTGTCCGCCATGAGCCTGATCGTGATGTTCTCATTGAGCGCCAAGATGCACCGCCTTACTATTTGGGGATCAGTTTCGTGGTCTGCGAGTTGGGTGCCTGCACGACTCCGGAATCGCTGAACTTTTTCATCGCCTGTTCGCGCATCGCACCTACGAAGCAGGTTTCAACGCCGGCCCCTTGGAATACTTCGCGGACTTTGTGCTCGTCATGGCAGAACTCAATGTCCATGCCGCACACAGGGCACTTGTGTGCCGTCTCATACGTTTGCAATGCGAGCATCCAGTCACGCTCAGTTGCATCCCACTCCACCGGGTCATCCGGTGTGGGAACCCACCCGAGGAACCGCTTGTACGAGATGCCAAGCGATTGGGCACACCGGAGCTCTTCGAGTGTCCCGGGATTGTCTGCTAGTCGGTCGGCGAGGTCAGCTCGCGCAACGCTTTTGGGACCGAGGTAGCAGGCGTATTCAATACTTGAACGGTTTGCATTAATTCGGCCACTTGTGAATCAGCGAGACCGGAGAGCAGTTCAGAAAGATCTGAAGCAGTCAACTCGACCGTGCTATCCGGATCCGTCTTCACGTGTGCGGATGAGAGCATCACTGGCAGAACGTCGGAAATCATGCCTGGCCAATCCTTCACCAGCCGGTTTCCCTTTGAATCAGTTCGCTTAATGACGATCTGATTCCATTGCGATGCGTTCAACCCCCGCAGTGTGAGAACGAGGGTGCTCTCATCCACCTGTTGAGTGAGTTCAGCGGCACGCTGACGCAACGCTTGCACACCGGTCTTACCCTTCGCTTCCTGAGCTTCAGACGCGGCAACGATACTGTCTTGTAGTGCTTGCAGATCAGTGACGATCTCCACGCTGCGCGTGGGCCGTTTAATGGTAAAAGTCATATGGTCGCTCCTAAAAAAGTAGATCGCTACCGGTAGAAGATTGGGTGTACCTTGCCTGCAAGCGGGAGCGATCCAGCGCGTACAGGCAAGGAGAATTTGTGTCAGGCCGTTACGGTCGCGGTCTCATCCTGTGAGCTCGGGTCGGCGGAATAGCTGATGGTGCTCATCTGACGGGCGTTCGCGGCGTGGGCTACAGGGGTCTTGATGCCGATGGTCACCGCATACACCGATACGATGTCGCCAGCTTCAAACGGCACGGTGTTGTCCTTGCCGCGACGGCGCACGATGTACCCCTTCGTCCCCTTGGTGAGTTTCTCGACAGCCACGTTCTCCTCATCTGAGATGTTGGTGTTGTCGATCACCTGCAGGGAGCCGTCCGTGTATTTCTCCTGGCCTGGAATCTGGCCGACAGCAGGTGATGCCTCGCGGTCATCGTCGGCGAAATCCTGCGAGTGGGTGATCTTGAAACCGTCGGCGGTCAGGTAATCCGACAACGCCACCAGTGGGGTTGTGAGTTCGGCCACGGTGGGTGTGGTGATGTCGGCGATGGTCGTCACGAACACGGTCAGAAACTTGCCATCCTCTAGGGATGCTTTGGGCAATGCCATGTGTTACTCCTTCGTTTGGGTATGAAAAAAGCCCTGACAGGTTGCCAAGGCTTGAGATTGATAATCCGTTGTTGTCAGGCGGGCCAGCCGGTACGCCAGGTGAGCACGCGCATTAGGAAAGGCAGGGAGGTGCCTGAATCAATGAGTTCAGACGCGTACACGCCGGAATCCACATCAGGGACCAGAGAACCCACACCGCTACCAGGCGAAGCACCATCCAGTGCTGAGGTCAGCTTGTCGCAAATCACACCAATGCTGGTCTCCGACGTACTTACTACGCGCACATCCAACGTGGCGAGATGATTCGTGGTCGCCAAACCCTCGGTATGCTCACGACCGTTCTCCGATAGGCTGACTACAATCCATGGGGGTTTCTTCCCTGTGGCTATGCCATCCGTGTACACGGTCCATCCTGTGAGCGCGGGGATAAGCGAGATGATCGCGGCACGGGCTTGGGAGTACGAGGTCATAGGCCGCTCGCCGCCTTGCGCACGTAATCGGCGGCTGTCGGGAGCTCGTCCTCACCATGCCCATAAAACTCATGCGTGCCACCGCCGCGTTCAGTGCCGAAAAACGCGATGTTAGCGAGATTGCCGGCACCCTCCTTACGGGGTCCGATGTCCGCCTCGATGCGCGTGCCCTCGGCTTTCATCTCATAGGCGATGGGAATGCGGCGAATCGCCTTGTTGGATGACCCCTGCACATCCTTCTGAATGCTTTCCTTGATGTTCTGCGCGCCCTTCTTCACCGCCGCCGCTACCAAAGACTGTTTCTTCAATGGGGCAGCAGTGAGCTTTTTAGCGAGCGCAGTCACTTGGGATACGTCAATCATGGCCATGTCAATCTCCTTCCTGCATCTCCTGCACATTCCACCGTCTGGCCGTGGCATGGGATTTCTCAGATTGCAGATTTACTAGCCGGAATTTCCTGCCTATCAGGTCGGGATCATCCGAGGCTGTGCAAACCGCCACGTCCTTCTCCTTGAGCCCGGTAAGAGTGACAGGGAAATGCAGGTACAGGCTCCACACGGGCACATTGCCGCCCACATTGCTGCTGTCGCCTGACGCGGTAACCACCTGTGAGGCGATGCCCCCCGAGGTCTGCACCTTCCCCTTGGAGTCCGCGACCTGCGTCATCTCAGGGACATCCACACCAGTATCAGGATCTGTGACATTCCGTCCGGTGAACCGTTGGATAGTGAACTGGTCGGTCATCATGGATTCGGCGGACCGGCGCATCCTTTCGATGAAGCCTCTGCTGAATCTCATCGGAACACCCCTATGCTGATGCCGGGAGAGCCGAACCTCGCTCGAAGAGCGTCCTTGGTGGCCTTGGGCAGTTCGGTGGCGTCCACCACCTCGTCAGTGCCCTGCCGGTAACCGACCTGCCCATCGTCTATACGCTCATACGCCATGTCACGGTGAGCGCCTGGGCCTCCGGACTCGTCTTGCACGAGCCCGGCGGACACGAATGAGCATACGAGACGCACCACGTCCTCGGGAACGGGATCGTATCCTGCGGTGAATGTCACGGTGACGGGGACCGGGGTCTGACCCGGCATATGCCACATACCCTCTCGGTACAAGGCATTGCCGAGCAGTTTCCAGTCCTCGATGATCTGACCGTCCAGGGCGACCGACGCGACATCGATCACGGGGCGTGTGGGCAGGTCGAGTTTCCTCGACGCCTCCGAGGGTATCGTCACCGTGTACGTGTCTTTGCTGATCGGCTGGCCTGCTGCGGCGCGAATGGACGAGGACACCGAAGCGAGCAGTCTCTCGGCCAGATCCTCCCGCCCGGCGTATTCGATGCGGTAGGAGTCGAGGTCGCTCGTTGCTGCCAGTGCTGTCATATCTGCCATGCGGACGCCTCCCTCCTATACTCAGGCAGTGATGCTGTAATCCACGGTCGCCAGAGCCGTGGGGCGCACGACCTTGGCACCATACAGGTGCAGGCCCTTGACGATATCCGCGAATCCCTTCTCCTTGCGTGTCGCCTCCACGGAGGTGATCTGCTCGGCGAAGGTCGCTGCGATGTTTGATCCCGCGATGATGGTGGCGACCGCTTCGGCAGTCGGCACGTTGTTGGATTTGCGTACGGAGAAGCCCGCTGCTTCTCCGACGATGCCGTTGAGCAGGGTGCCGTGAGCCGCATCCGAAGCGTTGATGAATCGCTCGTCCTTCAGCAGGAGCCCATACTGGTCGGGGTTCAGCACGACCCAACGGCCCTCGGAGGGTACGCTTGCCTTATCGAGACGCACGCCGAGGTCCACAATGGTGTCGTAGAGCTTTGCCGGGTCGGTTGAAGTGACCGCTGCAAGCTTGTTAGCAGTGTCCACACCTGCGGCCATGAGTGATGCGAGGAACTTGTCGGCGATGTCGGCAAGCTGGTATGCGGCGTTGGCGGTCGCCGGGGCGATCACGTCGTTGGCTGCCTGCCGCTTCTCAATGTCATCGACCTCGAAACCGAAGTACTTCGACTGGTCGATGACCAAGGTTTGGTCACCGTCATCCAAAGATTCGATGCTGATGTCCGTGTGAGGCGTGTAATCCCCCACGGTGACGTTGGCGAGGGTGGTGATATGCACCGTGTCCCCCACGTTGCTGATGTCTCCCTCGTAGTCGTTATTGACCACACTGCCGAAAACCTCGGCCTTCTGCAGTGGCTGGAGCAGGTTTGCGCTCCAAATCTCGGGAATGAAATTGGTGATAGCCATGTGTTCTCCTTACTGGCTAGTTTGATTTGAGCAGATCAGCGAGCCGACCATCGGCTTGCGCCTGGATGATCTCCGCAGGGCTCATGCCCTTCAGATCCGCTCGGGTTAGTTGCACTGGACTGTCACCGTCGCGCCTTCCGCTCGGTGGGGTGATGCCTACTCCGTTGCCGGTGGAGCCTTGCGCCCCTAGGTACGGTTTGGACTCGATGAGCTCGCTAATGGCGGAGCTGATCGCATCCGAGTCCACTTCGCCGTCTTCAGAGACGGAGAATTTGGACAAGTCGATGAATCGCAGGGCGTCGGACGGGTCCGAGAGCTTGCCTGCGGCGGAGGCGCGCACCTCGGCTTTGAGAATGCGTTCGTTCGCCTGCTGCAGCAGCGAGTCCTTAAGGGCCTGGGCTTTCTTGGACTCCTGGTATTCCTGCTCGGTGCCTTTGAGTTTCGCGAGTTCGGCTTCCAGCTGCGAGGTCTTGTCCTTGAACTCGTAAAGCCCCTTGTTCTTGGCTTCGAGATCGCGGTTGACTTTCTGCTGCGCTTCGAACTTCGTCTTCCAGTCAACCGGTTCTTCCGGTGTGGTGGGGGCCGGGATTCCTGCCTTGTTTTCCGCTTCTGTACCGGTTGCTGCGGGTTCTGGGGTTGCTATTGACGGTTCTTCTGCCATGACATGGCCTTTCGCTAGTCGTTAATGGGTGTAAATCTCTCCGTTGGAGGACAGCCAACGTCTGTAGTTGCGTTCCGCCGCGGCCATTTCCTTCATGTCCGTACCGCTGAGGGCGTGGTTGTATCGCAGTTTTGCGTCGAGGAGTCTGCGTTCCGCCGCGGTCATGGTCGCCACGTCGAATGGTTGGCGCACGCCGGATCTGACTGCCTGCCGGTACGTGGAGGTTGCGCCTCTGCTGCGTCCTCCGCGCCCCATCGTCCCGCCTATCGCCTGATAGTCGGGGTTGAGGCGGGAGAGGATGTCCGCTCGATCTTCGGGCGTGATGATGTACCCGTTCGAACGCAGCAGTGCGATCGCGTCGTCCCGGCTCTTCGCCTGGCTGTAGATGCCTTCCGGCGTGAGCCTCGGCCCACTCCCACCTATCTGGTTGTAGAAGCTCTTGTTGAGCCCGCGCAGGTTGGCGGTGCCGCTCGTCGTGTACGAGCCCACTGATCTGCCTCTTCTGGCTGGGGAACCGATGGCTGCCACTCCGGAACGCGCGTTCACTACCTGACTGATATCCGCGCCATCCCGTATCGCCTGTGCGGATTCCTTCCCGAATCGCCGGTCCTGCTCGGCTTCGCTCAGGTTATTGAACGCCTCCATGGGGTCGGTGATCATATCGCCGGCGAGGCTCTGCGTTGATGGCACATGCCTGCAATAGCAGCGGGGGTGACGCAGGAACCCTTCGTTCCATCTGTAGAACTTCCCGGCAAGTATCATGCAACGCGAGCAAGCGCCTGGTGACACCACACGGATATATCCGACACCCCTGCGCGTGGCAGTGTCCACGCCTGCAGCCTGACGGGCCGTGTCGGCTATGCCAAGCGATGCAAGCGACCCGTATGCCCTGCCAGCACGGTTCAACGCCTCATCAACACTCAGCCCCTGCCTGATGAGGGTCAGCGAATCGTAGACGGGACCACTGAAATAATCGTAGAGAGAACCGCCACTTGCAGCATATCCGGATCCGAATGCCCTCGGGTCGACCATCACTTGGGGAGGGACATAATCCCCGGCATCAGCCAGCATGCCCGATTGCGCATCCAGCGCGGTCTCCGCCGCTTTCGTCTGCAAAGCCGCATACACGCGAAGCATCGATGGCACAGCAGCTTCCCATGATGACAGAATGCTATCCGGGTTGATTTGCCGCCACGTTCTTTTCGCCAATCTCAGCGCCAGCGTCTCCTGAACCGCCAGGCTTCGACTGCTGCGATCCAGAGTCGTCGTATCCATTAGAAACCCCAATCGACTTCGCAATGGCCGCCAACTCAGGGTCGGCATCCTCTTGGCGTTTCATATCCATGACCCGTTTAACCTCATCGGGCGGCAGGCCGAACCATTCGAGCAGAAACTCCAAGGGGAACCCCGCCTGCCGCATCTGCAGCATGCCCTGCGTCATCACAGCCTGAGACCGGTATTGTGGGCTCGCGAATACCACATCAGCGTTAGCGACGGCCTTTGCCGCCTGGTCGTCACCTTCTGTCAACGCCGCGAGACGTGATATCTCCCTGATACCTGAGCGCAGATAGCGGATGCGGTCAACGGTCTTCGACACCAATCCAGCCTCGGCAACCTCATATCCAGTGGCGGGCACTTCGGCATTGGTCAGCAGGTAATGACCAGGCGTGCGGGTTTCAGCGGCGATGTGCTCAACAGCCTTCTCGATGACCGGATTGAAGACCTCAAGATTTGCCGCGGTCCATTCGCCGATCGACGCATCCCCGGTTATCTGGGTGATACGATCCATGACTGTCTTGTCCAACTCGGCGGGTCGTGTACCGATCTGGGCTCCATTCTTGTCCAAGACCGGCTCTTCCAGCTTGTCACCTCCGATGATGACCCTCGCGGGCAGCGAGGCCATATCCAATGCGTTCAACAGGTAGGACCAGACCACGTTCACGGCGTCTTGCATCGACTCGACTGGTTCGATATCCGATTGCGGATTCATATCAAGGAGGCTTTGGTTTCGGAATTCGACCAGAGGCACCGCGCCCAATGGGTTGGGAGCGAACGATTCAGGAAGGAACGTCCACCCGTCCGCAGATGGCGGAAGACGCTGCGTCTCCATGCTCGAAACGGGACGTTTGCGTTTCACCTGGAACACCGCATCGGGATACATGAGGGTGCCGAATTCCTCGACATCATCCTGCACCAACACCAAACCAGCCCTGACAATGCCAGTCCTCGCATCGTAGAGTACAGCGGCGGAATCCGGGTGCTCGAAACTGATCCGCGCCTTGCCGTCGGGCTTCTCAGTCACCAGACCATATGACCTTCGTGCGATGGTCATCATCAAAGCGGCTTCTGCCAAGCCCCTGTCTGCATCACTATCCGACCACCGGCGTTGCACCGATGAGGGGACATCAATTCCATCCAATCCCTTAAACCCTTGGAAATGGATGCGCTCCACCGGTGCCTGCGCGACAGGCGCACACCAGTTGTCGCTGAAATCCGAGAACCGTTCCTTCATGTACATCTTGAACTCTTCCGAAGCGAAATTCAGCTTCCCCCTGCGCCCTTTGTAATACCCAACGTGTTTCTCGATATCAGGACGGCGGAACATGATCTTTCGTGCCAGGAGATTCACGTCGGCGTTTATCTGTTCAGCAGTACGCGCCATTTTCTACCTCCTAGTGGAACTGGCTGTAAGAATGAAGTTGTGTTGGACTTTGCCCCAGCCAGCGGCGCGAGCGTCGCAGGCGGCCTCGTGGGCGAGGATCGTGGTAACAGCGGCATCGATCTTCCTGTCCTGCTGAGGTTTGCCAAGACCGTATCGGTCTCCTGGCTTCGCGATCTTCCGAGCGTTGCCCATATGAGTCAGTGTGATCGGACAGCCGTCCTGCGTAAGGTGATGCTGCTCCAAATCGGATTCGAAACGGCGTAAAGCCTCATACACCGCATTCACACGGCTGTTGCCGCTCATCACCCACGGGATGAACCTCTTCGGGCCGTACAACTGGTCCCATTCCTCGATCTGTGATTCCCACGACACCTCGTCACGGAAACCCGGATCGCAGTATGCGCGCTCTATCTTGTATCTGCGGTTGAGCTCATCCCAAGCGGCATTGACCTCGCTGCGCGGAATACGGCCTCCCCACTCTGCTGGATTCCAAATAGTCGGACGCCTGTCAGGACCATATCTGGGTGTGAAGATGAGACCGTCCACGGTTTCGCATTTGATACAGGTCCAATCATCATTCTCACTGCCATCAAATCCCGCGCAGATGCGGCTACCGTCCTGTGGATTCGCTATCCACAGTTCATGCGCCTGCATAAGCGGCCTGCCACAGTCCATCGGCAAGCCACGCCCCTGCACCTTGCACCAGTCGGTTACCGAAGAATCGTTCGGCTTGCGCCGGATCTGTTTTCATCATCTCCGATGCCTCCGCCTCAATAGATTCAAGGTCCACCCAGGGGCTTCCTGAGTAAACCCATTGGAGGATTTTCCGTCGTTCGCTTTTCCTTTGGAACGAGAACGGCGTGCCGTCCTTGCTTCTGAGACTGGTGTCGAGGTCTGGGTTCCGGTAGAACACGAAGATGTCTTCCGACCCCGATTCGTAGACCCTTTGCGCGTAGCTGTTTTCCGTGGGGTCCCAGGCGTTCGTCCAGGCATGTGTACGACCTCCCATACCTGCGGCCCCACGGCGCTGCGTGTCTGCCACGTTGATCATTCCATTGGTTTTCGTATACAATCCGGCTTCATCCTGCTCGGCATCGGTAATGGGGTTGCCCAATCGTGATCGTGCCGAGGACGTGACGATATCGATGCGGTCAAGATCCAAATCAGCAACAGTTTCATCGGCACCCGGCTGAATGATGCGGATAAAACCCTCACGCACCTTCAACATCCCCTTGAGAGGACCAAGAAGGATCATCGCCTTCAATGGCCGGTACATGTTCTCGACCTGATCCTCACTGTTCGCGGTCATCTGGATCAACGGCGACGGATGTCTCCTGCCTTTGGGTTCGCCAGGGTTATATCGGTAAGACCAGCCGCATGAGCACCCGTTCTCCGAGCACCGATAGACATCGCCTGCCTTGGCCCACCCATCGAACACCACAGGCCCACAGGCCTCAGCCGCCACGAATGACGCGGTGCATGGGCCCTTACCGGTCTTCTGCGGCGCAGCAGTGAGCGTCTGCCGGTAGACAAACGCCTGGTTCAAGACCATCGGGTTATCGACGGTGACCTCGGCTGCAGGCACAAAACGAGCATTGTCTCTTATCCGCCAACGATTCGCAGCCACCCAGAACTGCCAGTCTGACAGGTGGAATGGCTTACCACGTAGAGGACCGTCAGGCTGTCTGCAGTGCCGCGCGATCCAAGCGTCTATCAGATCACCCAACGTCGGGAAGTCAACGCGAAAATCCGTGTCCATAACCTAGCCCCTCAAACGACGCGGCTGCACCTCCGTCTCATCCTCAGCCTGAACCTCCATACGCTTCATCGAAACCTCATCCGGAACGATCTTCCAACCCAACGCTGCAAGCCCAGATGCAGACAACCCGATCCGATCCGCATAACGAGGGAGCAGGCCCCTGTCCGCCGCCTTAGCGTCCGACGACTCGCAAATCACCAGTTGACGGCAATACAAGGCAATATCAAAGATCAGATACGCATATTCAGGCAGTGACCACGCGCACGCCTGAGGGGTATGCCACAAGGTTCTCCATATCGTTCTCTCACGCTTCGCAAACTGGGCAGTGGCCTTATCGTCATAGCCCCGCTCACCGTCACCATCCACATAGAACACTTCGTATTTCCCCAACGGGAACTTTGGCGTCTTGCCCTGAAACCCCCTATTGGGCAATGCGGAGAGAGAATATCCTCCTCGTTCCGAGCGCCCAGAAAGCGGATCCGGTTTGCGACCTGCCGCAGCCCTGAACCCTCCGGAAACCACGCCAACCACCTCCCGCGGAAAAACTTTTGATTATGCCGCGCCTTTTTTTGCTCTGTCCGGCGGTCTTTCATGGCTCACCGTTTACCCCATCCCCCCTGGGGTGTTTCGGGTCACAGGAATGCCATTTCATTGCGCTTTACCTTGCTTAATGTTTGGTTTGGTCGTTGAATCCTGCGGGCTTGCTGCGTGCTGTTTTGCTGTCGTGGCATGCTTTGCAGATTCCTCGACCGTAGGCTGGGTTGTTCGGGTTGAGCCCTTGTGCGATTAGGTCTACTCGTTCTGTTGGGTAGTGGTCTGCTATTGTGCTTGGTTTCCCGCACATGCCTTCATGCTGTCCGCATTGGCCGGTGCATACGCATCGTGGGTCTCGGGCTAGTACTTGGTGCCTGAACCATTGGTGCCCTCTGCTGTTGTATGGGTTGCCTGTGGGCCTGCGCTGTGCATCTCGGGCGGCCTTGCACCTGTCGCACTTGCTTCCATGATCGATGAGGTTCGCGCATCCTGCAGTGCTGCATACTTTCCATGGCATGGGGTATCACCTGGGCCATGCAGGGAGCGTTCCTGCATGGTTGGGGAAGAGCGGGTGACTGGTGTCTTCTATCAGGGGCGCGGGGATGTACCTGGTGTACGGATCACCTTCGTGACGGTCGAGGAACAACGGAGGTATCAGCACCTGCGTGAAGTACGACACCAGTGTTTTCATGGCGTCGTCTATGATCTGTCGGCCTTCGCCATCTAATGCGATGACATACCCATAGAGGTACTCACCATCGGTGAACACCGTGTTGCCACGCTCAAAATCGAGAGCGGGTTCGTAACTACTGCTCACCGCTTTGAAGAAAGACTCGCGTTCAGTGCCACAGAGTTCCACTCGCTGCACCTTCACAGTCAGCGGAGACGCGATGCGCTGCACATTCCAGGGCCATTGGAGCTTGCCCGTTTCCGTTCCTCTTGCCATCATGTCGCCCACCATCCGTTTCGGTTACACGTTCGTTCGAAAATATGAATGCCCTGCTCTCGTCTGCCGTGGCTTTGAATGTTGTGGCGAGGCAGGGCAAGTGTTTATTATTTGATGGTGAAGCAGTCTGCACCCATGCTGAATAGTCCGACGGTGACGTATGGTGCTTGGGCTGGTGGTGATACCCAGCTGATGTGTCCGTTGCCGTCGCTGTTGATTTCCTCGAGTGGTGTGGTGTCGCATACGAAGGCGAATGGTGTGCCGTATTGCAGGACGGGTTCGAGGGCTTTGCGAATCTTCTCGCGGAAGGCTTCTGCTTCCTCTTCGCTCATCGTGTGCCTCCGTGGTGATTGGTGCCCTGCTCTCGTCTGCGCTTGGATTATGGCGAGGCAGGGCAAGTGTTTACTCTTTTTCGAATGCATCCATGAAGGCTTGAGCGGCTCTTTGGAAGCGATGTTGCAGGCTGGTCTGGTCTACGCACAGTTCGACTGAGTGGTATTGGTGGACGTTCTCGCTGGTGGGTTTGATGCGCACGGGCACTTTGACTCGGAAGCTGCACAGCAGTTCATCGTCGCTTTCGGGGGCGGTGATGGATAGTTCTATCTCGGTGTGCGGTGCCATCATCGTATTGCCTCCATTGTTTGAAAGTGTGGTGCCTGGTGGTGAAAGGTGTAAAGGCCACCGGGGTTTGGTATATCGGCTTGGAGTCGAGCCAAGTCTGACGGTTTTGGAGACCGTCATCGTACCGTGCGACCGACATGGATTGTTGACGCCGCTATTTGACGGCACAAGAATGGTTGGTCGACTTATAGGCTCGACCGGTACCCGAAACGTCCTAGCGCACCGGAGCGTGTCTACGTGCAGGTATGCTAAGGGCCCGGTGTTATCCGAGCCCCGCATATGAAAATAATCAATCGTATCTATCATGCTGGCCACAGTTGGTGAATGCAAATATTGGCCACAGTTACCGGTTTGCCGCTGCCCAAACGTCCCAGAGCAGGTACACGGGGTTGCCGTCCTGATGTCCGACCGGCTTCAATACCTGGCGTCGTCTCCATTCGTTGATCGTTTTCCGCTTGACATCAACACCGCAGTTTTTCAACAGTTTGCTTAATGCTGCCGCGGTGCCTTGCGCGTCGGAGATGGCGAGTTTGAATATTCTCTGTTCTTGGACTGATGGGATGTTGATGGTTTGTCCGCAGTGGCATGGCTGCCAGCCTGCGGCGAGGTCGTCTTCGCTGCTCCATACGTCGTCACCACAGTATGGGCATTGTCCGATGAGGATCCGTGATTGTGGTGGCTCCAACTGTCGGTCGAGGCGTCTGCTGGCGATCGAAGCCAACGTGTGGATGCTGGCCGCGTCCCTGCGTTGCATCAATGCTGGTGTGCGTGATGCTGCGCCTTTCAACAGGCTTTCGGCGGGGAGTTTCCGATATGGGAGCGTGAGCACTCCGGCGAGGGTGACGGCGTATTTTTCGATGCTTTGCTGCAACTGCCAGGCTCCCGCGTTCAACGGGATCGGGGCGACGGTACGTGACCCGTGGCCTTGCTCTCGTGCCATGACCGTAGCCTTCTTCGCGGCGACGATACGCAGGTCTGGCAGGCGTGCGGCCAGATGACGCAGGGTGTGCGCCAGCCCGGTCGTGCAACTGCCACATATCCTGCCTCCTGCGGTTTTCGCGCCGCATACCTGGCAGCCGACGATGGCGCTTACCATGTTGGCCCCTTGTCGTTGAGCATGTCCCTGACGCTTTGTATTTCGTGTTGGGTGCAGTACACGTTTTTGCGGATGTCCTCGTCGTTCATGCCGAGGTTGATGTAGCGTGCGATCAGCTCGTGTTTGGCTTTACGCCTCATGATGTTTCTCCTATCACGTCGTTCAGGTTCATACGGTCCAATCGGCCCGCGAAATGGTATTGCCGGGGTTTGCGGGGTTTGGCGGGTGGGGCTTCGATGACGAGGCTGTTCGCGTGGCTGACGGCCCTGGCGTGCGCCTGTTCGACGGTGTAGCCGTGTTTGATGCCGTTGATGAGGTCACGCCGGTAGACGAGCATGTGCTGCTCGTCAATGCCAGACCGTTCGATCAAGGTCTCGATCCCTGCTTCTTCGGGGATGCGTTTCCTGCGTAGCGTGCGCATGCCCGAGTTCACGTGTGCGGATCCCATCCACTTGCTCTTGTCGTTGGCCATGTAGAACTGGCGTATCGCTTCGAACGCGTCGGCGAGGGTGTAGTCGTCGGCGAGCTCCTCAGCGAAGGTGCGTACCTGCAGGTCCGAGGGGACGGCGTTGCCGTGGTGGGCACCGATCTTCGTGAGCAGGAGGCTGGCGTCGGCGAGACGCTGCTTGCCGCTGGCGGTATCCCAGTAGTCGTTGTTCATGGTCATGCCCCCAACCTCAACTGTTCGGCCTGTCTGGCGTTCCGCGCGTCCTGGGCGTATCTGCGGACCATCTGCTCGTTCATATCCTGGTTCTGCTGGGCTTTGGAACGTGGGTTGGATCGTTCGGCCTGTAGACGGAGCGTGTCGTATTTCTTGCGGAACTTGGGCATGCTCATGATGTTGGGGATCCAGAACGGGTCATGCTGGCACCATTCGATGAGCCGGTGCGCTTCGACGGGATCACGGTGATCGGCGTCGAGCAGCAGTCTCGCCGCGTCCTTCCATTGTTTGCTGATCGAGGGTCGTTTCGAACCGTTCGCCTCGATGAGATCGGCGAGGTGTTTGCAGAGGGAAACCGCTTCGGGATTCTCATCCGCGACACTATCTAATACGTAAGTATTAGATACGGGTACGGAGACGGAGACGGGGTTGAACTTTGCTTCACTTTTGCTTCCCGTTTGCTTCGGTTTTGCTTGAGCACTTGCTTCAACATTTGCTCGAGAGCGAGCTTTTGCAGACAGTTTCCCGCCGCGTCGTCCTGCTTCGGAACGCTTCTGCCGCAACGCCTCCACCTCATCGGCGCTGGGCTGGTAATCCAGCCAGTCATGAAACAGGAAACCGCCGTCAAGACGCTCCCACAATCCCGCGTCCACGAGCTCCTGCTCCATACCCTCGCCACGGCGCAGCATCGGCAGGATACGTTCGGGAACGAACCCATCGGTCAACTGGTCGCACGCCCAAGTCGCCGCACGCAACCACAAAGCCGTCGCCGCATCCGACAGCATCGCCGTCTTCGCATTCCGGTAAAACCCATCATCAACCTTGAACCACGTCATCACCACCACCTCCTTTCATCCATACGATCCAATGTGTCCCGGTCTGCTTGGGCTGCTTGTTGCCGAACAACGGAGCTTCATCAGTGCAGGTCAGGATGCGCCTCAACGGGATCTGTGTCTCGTTCCACTTGAAGACCAGCACCCCGTAAGGCATCAGCACCCGGAAGCATTCGAGGAACATGCGCCGCAAATCGTCCTGCCATGTCTCCCGGTCGAGAGCCCCGTACTTTTTAGCCATGTACGAGGTGGCACCAACGTTCTCCAAATGCGGCGGGTCCAACACCACCATGCGGAACGAGGCGTTGGGGAACGGCAGTTCCCTGTAGTCCATCAACCGGTCGGGCTTCACATCGAAGCGACGTCCATCGCACAGCTCCCAGGACTCGTCACGGACATCACCGAACAGCACACGGTCATCCTTCTTGTCGAACCAGAACATGCGTCCACCGGACGCCGGATCAAGCACCGGCTGCAATGCCACCATCCTCACCGCCTCCTTTCCAATGCTTGTATTGCGCCCTGTACCGCGTATGAATGGCGAGCCAGCCGATGTGATGCCAATACCCGTACGTTTCTTCGACTGACTCGCCCAGGTGGCTGCGGCTGACCCACCACTGACCGCAATCAGGGCATCTCGCAACATCACCACTGGCCCAACGAGTCAGCTTCGGCAGGGAACATCGTTGAATAGCATGCTCACTCAAGGTCATCACCCCAATCAGAGGCCTCAGCAAATCGACCCGCGCTTCGCCGTATGAACGAATCAGCAATCACCAGGTCAGCAACCTTGGCTTGTGAAGGGCCATGCGAATCGGACAGCAGGTCGCGAGCAAACTCAACAGCAGAATCCTCTGTGATCTCATCATTGCCGGACTCCGAGAAATACACTTTGGCAAACTCCAAGCAAGGCATGCACTCATTCCAAGTTGAGAAATCACCCTCAATCACCCCGGCACCACGCGAATACGACTCACCTGGCGCGATAACCTCTCCACATAGATCACACCGATGCTGCTTACGCGCCCTGACCGTCTTCGAATCCCAGAAATCACTCATCGGTTTCTCCTTCCTGTTCCTTGACCTCCTTGTACCAACTGCAGCATTCAGCTTTCTTCTTCTCGCAATCACCGCACACAAACTGACCGCAGAATTGGCAGTGGAAACGCGTATCGCCAGCTTTACGACAGACTGCACACTTCACTGTTTCGGGGACGCCAAACGATTCATTCCGCGCTGACGACGGCTTAGCGGTGGAATATGAAACAGTGATATTCCGAGTGAATTCGATAACACGACCGCATTCATCACAATCGGTCCAGCCGTTCTCGTCGTTCGGACTGCACTCCCAAGAGTCACCAAACACGTTGCCGCAATACGGGCAAACAATCTCATCGGTATATTCATGGTCGATATCACTCATCGGCGCTCACCGCCTGGTCTGCCAAGTCGAGTAAGCGCTCATAAAGCAACGGAGCATTACCATCAGCGCGCTTCCTCTCCGTCTCATACAAGGCTTCCAATTCATCCCAGTGGTCAACAACCTGTCTCCACTGAGCACTGACATCTCTCATTTCATACAGCTTGGAACGCAACACGGGGTATTGATTGATTAACTGGATGCAACGACGGAAATCCGAAGGATCATGCGGGTAGCCAGTAGACCTGACACCGTAGTTTCCTACTGGCATACCGGTGACGCGCGCAACAATCGCATTAGAAGATTCACCACGTTCGCCGCATGCCAGCCACCCGGCAAAATTCTCAATTCGCAATGTCATTCCGCCACCGCCTTACGAGCGGCCAGGAGCATACGCTTCGCGGTAGCCCGAAACGCGTTCTGATCCTCCTCAACCATGCAATCCCACGGTTCACCAAAACCGTCCTCGTTCTCCTCCTGGGCCTCCAAACGAGCCATGGCCTCGATCTCCGCTTCCGTGGGATCAGCGGTACGCCCGGCAACGTAGGCTTTACGCAAATCATCGGAATCATAGATACAAGGGATTCGCTCGATCTTTTCCTCTGCTTCCTGTTCAGCGATACTCATTGCTCCACCTCCTTAGTAGGTTTTCCCACAATTGGGGCAACGCCAATGGCGCAGAGAGATGTAATGAATCGGCAGCAGTTTGCCACCACACCTTCCGCATTTAGGCCCACCGAACGTCGTCTCGAAATTGCCTATCTGTACATACCAACCCATTACTTCTGCTCCATTCTGGTTTTGGCAATCGTCTCCAAGGTGCTCTTAACCTCGCCTGTCGCCGCATCCAAATCCTCGTCCTCGACGTAGTTCCAAATGACCTCAGATAGTTTGTTTGATTCCTTATCGGTCAGCGTGAGTGCCTCTGCTCGTATCTGAGCATCATGAGCGGCAAGCGACTGAAGACTCCAACCCAAGCTTTCTTTGCGCATCGTTTCCCATGTGCCCCAAGATTCCATATCAGACCAGGAGAAGTGGCGATCGGTATCGTGAGACCAGCAATCGACTATTCGACCACTGTCCTTATCGCTTAATAGATAGAACCCTTCTTCTTTTGGCTCCGGCGTGAGTTCGGTTAATTCAATTGGTTCGTTTCCCTGTGTCATGATTCAAAAACCCCTTTTCTGACCGTGTCTTTTGCTATCACCGCCATAGCCCGTTGCAGTACATCAGCATCATGAGCAGCAAGCCAAGCATCGAAATTCTCTTCGTTCCGCGCGATCGCCTCAACCGGGATCTCCGTATATAACCCCAGCCTTCCCTGCACGAAAGCGTCCTTGATGCTCTGTGTGGAAAGCAGATGTTCTTGTGTCATGATTCCTGCCCCTGCTCCAACCGGTTTCTTCTGTTCTTGTATTGTTCGAGTGCTTCGGATAGTCCGTTGAGCATGGATTGCATGTACTCGATCACGTCCGTGGGTGAATCGATCAGTACGTCGTCGAAATGCACGGTTGCATGCTCGGGAGCGTCAATGGGGATGTCCATGTAGACGATTGGCTTGCCCTCCAACTCGAACAACGCACGGTGCCTATTCGGTAGCAGTGGTTCGACGATCCTTGTTATTGACTCGAGTTGCATGTCTTTTTGTGTCATGATTCCTGTTCCGTTCCTAGTGTGATGCCGTGGTTCAAGATGAATGCCAGGCTTTTGAGACTGAGTGAAATGAATCCCGATCGTTCTAACGGGCCGACATTCATCGTGTTGTTCAGAAAGAGATCCTGTGGTGCTTCCCGTCGCATCATGCGGATCACTTCTGGTGTCGTGTAGGCGAGCTGCTGGCCTAAGCTGTCGATGCTCCTGATGCCGATGCCGGGCACTTTCTGCACCACGAAGTAGAAGGGTGCGTCCAGATTCCCCGCCTCTACCGCCGCCTCGCGCAGATGCTGTCTGTAGGCTTTCGCCGCAGTGTTCTTGCACTCGATACAGACCTTCTGCCCCATGAAGCACACGTTCGCGATATCACCCATATCCTTACTGCCGTGGAGCCTGGGACGCATGATGCGTTCATCCTGCAACGCCCAAGCCAGATAGTCACGCACCGCGGTCTCGAACCTCGTGCCCGCCGTCTTCGCACTTCTCCTGTTCCTGCTCATGCTTGCTCCCAGTACTCGTCTTGGTAATGATTCGTTCCGCTCATGCAATGCCCCTGAGCGTTAAGGTCTTCCCCACAGGGGCATTTGTCGCATTCAAATGGCGTCTCAGCCGGATACACATAAGCGCTAAAACTCGGGGTCGCCATTATTGCCTCCCCACGGGTCGGACTGTGATTGCGAAGTGTGCGGCTGGGATTGTGGTGACCGGTATTCGGGTTGGGATTGTTGCCTGTCGGTGTGCACGATGCCAAGCCTGCGTGCGGTCACCTCAAGCGAGAGACGCTTCATGCCCTGTTTATCCGTGTATTCACGGGTTTTCAGACTCCCATTGACCAGCAGCTTCACACCCTTGGTAATGTGCTTCAACTGAGATTCAGCCTGCTTGCCGAATGGTTTGACAGTGAACCATGCAGTACCCTGATCCACCCAGTTCTGCTGCTTGTCGTAATACCCTTGGTTCACGCCGACACTCACGCTCGTGACCGTATTGCCATCGTTGAAGGTGACGGTCTTGGGTTTGTCACCGGCATTGCCGACGAATTCAATATCAATACTCATCTGTTTCTCCTACTTCTCTGTGTGTATGGGTTGTTGCCCTTAATCGGGCGAGGTTTACGAGCTGGACACGGATAATGCGGGTCGATTGCGTGCGGGCAGCGGAGCGGGCCGATATCAGGGCCGCCACACACCTCGCAGATACGCACCGCACCATGCAGCAAAGGAACATCTGTGGTCATAGCTCCACCTGCCCCGCCGTAATCCACACACCTATCAATGACAGTGGGAACAAGACGATCCAGGGCATGAGCCCCAAGCCGGAAGCCGCGGCACACACCAGCCAGACGAAACTCAGGAACGACATAGCGCAGGAGACGATCATCATCAGGAACATGAGTAGGAACCAGATTGCGTTGACAGTGGTGTCACTCATGGTGTTCCCCCAGTGCCTGCTGGGTGCGGGAGACGACCAGTTCAGGGCCGGAGAGCAACTGTTCGGCTTCCACCATCGTCAGTTCACTGGTGGCCTGAATATCGCGGCCTGTGAGAGCGCTGAGTGCCTGTGCCGCCTGTTCCTTGCCTTGCACCCCACCCTGAACCAGGAGTCGAGAAATCTGTAGGCAATCCTCTTTCGACGGGGATGGTTCCACAGGTGTTTCATTTGCTGTAACTGTTACGAGACGGGTATCGGCATTATCCGCGGATTGCATTTCATCCGACGTGTACAGTCCGGACAAATCCTGCGGGAATGCTTTCCGCAACGCCAACGCCTCGGCGCATTTCCCCAGCATGATCGCGGGCTTGGAAGCCCACATGCTATTGACTACCTGCTGTCCGCTTTTTTTGTCGTATCTCGTGCCCGCATATTCCGCATAGGTGGCAACGCCGGTAAATGTTCCGCCCGCCCGCTGAACGACCGCTTTCGCGGCCATCGGCGGGTGTTGGGGGTCCAGCCACACGTCATGCCATACCGCGTCTGAGCCACACCACAGTATTTCTGGTTCCCCGTATGTGTCATGGTGCAGATCGGCAGCCCTGCGGGCAATGAGACGGAACCCGTCGATACCAACCTGGATGGTCTGTTTCGTCACCCAGTCGCCGCCCACTTTTGTTTTACGGCCGATCATATAGATCTGTTTGGCGAACGGGTCCAGGCCGGTACGCTGCACCTGATGGAAGAACACTTCCAGATCGCCCTGGCTGGCATCCTGCACGCCCATCTGCTGCAACGCGGCAACCTGCGTCGACGTGAACGTGTTCTGTTCGTTCGTGATCGTCAGCTCGCTACCCATCAGTACATCACCTCCTCACCCGTCTGGCTGCCACCGTCGATGCCGAGCAGTGCGCCAGCCTGCCGTTGCGCGGTCAGGTCTGCCATGACCTCGCTCCACGCTTTGACCTTCGACGTGGCCACCGAATCGGACCTGCCGCCCGAGAGCTCCACGCCATCGGGCTGTTCGCCACCGTGGTCACGCACCAGTTTCTCGATCGCATCTGGTTTCGTGACGTACTCCACCGGGTACAGGACCTCCTCCACACTCGCGGTCTCACCATTCATGGCGAGCCACTGGCCGTAAGCGACCGGATCTTTCACCCGCCACCTGGACTCACTGCCACGCTTGTAACTCACCACGCCCAGCGCCGTGGTCAGATGCTCCTTCGGATCCAGATGGTCGGTCAGATAGCCTCGCAGCGCTGTCTCCGAATCCTTCAATTGGCGCAGCATGGCCGTCACCAACGCAAGTTGTTGCGCCGCCTCGAACGGGGTGATCTCGCCGTCGGCTATGAGTTCCTGAATGTTGTTCATTTGGTGGCCTCCTTGACCTGGCCGTCCTCGATGATGATCGCGCCGGGATCCCCGGTACCTACCCGCTCCATGAGCACCTGGTAATCGTGCTGTTCGGCGGTTTCTGCTACTAGTGCGAGAGCGTCATCATCCAGGAGGGAACCGTCCTTGATGCGGATGACGCGCAGTTTCGGATTCGACACCATCGCGATCGCCAGGGACACTCGCAGTTGCTCCATGCTTGACGCCTGTTGGAATGGCACGCCCTTGTAGGTGACGCCCGACTCGTCGAAACCAAGCCCGTCAATCGGGAACTTCGCCTCGGCAAGCGCCTTGTCCTTCGACTCTCGTAACGCCTCAATGCGACCGGTGAAACCCTCGTACTCGGCCTTGGCCGCATCGATGGACGCATTATGCTTGGAAGCATCACGATTCGCGCGCGCCTTGGCGTTCAATTTCTCGACGTTTGCAAGCTGCGATTCAAGCTCCGAAGTATCCTCCTGCTCACCAAGGCCATTGATGCGATCATTCTGCCTGTCTTGGAGGTCCCGTGCTTCCGTGAGCTGCGCCTGAAGAGTTTCGATCTGACGGACAATGACTGCTATCTTCTGCTGAGTGGCTTCAGCCTCAGAGCGTGACAGGAAAATCTCCTGATTCCTCTCACGGGCGGCCTGAATCATGTTCAGCAGAGTCGTTGCCGCCTTCTCCTCGGTCGGCGCATTGGGATCAAGAGGAGCATAATCACCCTTGGCACTCAGCTCGCGTCCCTTGACCAACCGCTGCTGCGCCAACTCGTCGAGCTGCGCATCCACCTCATCCAGATCAATGGGCAGATCCACCAGGCCACGCAACACCTCGGCCTGCTCCCGCCCCGACAGTCCGATGAACTCCTGCGGGTCGAACGACAAACGACCCATCAGGTCATCCAACACACGCTGGGGACTGGGGAACCGAGCACCAGAACGGCCAGCGGTCACCGTCAACGCGCCACCATCATTCGCAGTGAACGTACGCGTCACCACATACTCACCAAGATCCAGCTGCACTTTCCCCTTCTTCTCACCGTCACGAAGGGGACGAGGATTCAGCTTCTTCGCATCCTTACCCGTCAACGCCAACGCCACCGCATCCAACACACTGCTCTTGCCCTGGGCGTTCCTGCCACCAATAATCTGCAAATGCTCACCGGGCGTGATATCAACGGCCTTCAACCGCTTCACATTCTCAGCCCGCAACTCAGTAATTCTCATTTCAATGTCCTTCCAAATCTTTCAATCAACCCGGATTCATGCGCTTCCAATGTGGGGATCACCCGGTCATCCAGTAACGCGTCAACCTCGTCCGCGTCATACAAATCCGCACCAAACCAGCCGAACCGTTTAACAGTCCGCAACCTCTGGTTACGCACCCCGTCGCTCGTGATCAACGACATGAGACACCTCCCCATCCCGAATCAGTTGCAACGTACGCGGATCCAAACGCTCAAAATCAAGAGGCAAACTGTGATCAGTCAATCCACTCACCCCCAGGCGTCAACGGAGCGTGCTTAGCCCACTCCCTCAACTCGTCAGCATTCGCCTTCGCACGCGACGATCCGGGGTATCTGACGACAACATCACGATTGTTGAAAGCATCCCTGACGACCTTGTAATCAATGTTCAGAACCCGAGCCGCATCCATCGCCGTCCACCACTCCACATCCTTCAAATCTGCTATCGACTTCATGATCACGCCGCCTTCCCGAGATTCTGGAACATCTGATGTGTCTTCCATGTGGGCTGGAATCGCTGGACGCGCCTGCCGTCATGGTTGATGCCGTTATGGTCGGCGACCCTCACATATCCATCAGCAACGAGATCCTTGCACCTGGAGCGCAAACCGGACTCGGAATCCTTGAAACCGCACCTTCTCGCCGATGCGATGATCTGCTCATAGGTTGCGGTCGGGGTGTTTCCGGTCGCGCATAGAAGAGCAATCAACACATGCACTCTCTGTCTGGGCATGTTCACGGATGCCGCCGCCTCAAACGACGTGTCCGGATCTGTCGCCCTTGTCGCCGCTCTCATTGCTGATCCTTAAACCAGTCGCCCAGCGAGTTCACACCGCGAAGACCCTTGTTGTAGGCGTTGGTGATGATCGAGGCCGTCGCCACGTCTTGGTTGGTGCCGAGTGAGCGTTTCGTTCGTGCGGAATCAGCCTTGATGCCTTTCACGCCGTAGGGGTATTCGCTCAGGCGTTTGATGAGTCTGGGCTGGCTGATGCGCGTGGCATACCGGTTGCAGAACAAGGCGATACCGCGGATGAGGAACGCGTCCCACACGGTGGAATCCCACGCGGAACTCATGATGGTGAGCGTGGATGCCAGGGCCTTCGCACCATGCTTGCGGTACACGGATTCGAGAGCGCCGACCGCGCTGATGCTCCCCTGCTGTCCGTCCTGTGAGACGCGCAGCCCGTGTGATATGACGATGCGTTCGATGTCTGACGGTTCGGGAAGACCTGCTGTCACGCCTACCTTGAACCGGTCGAACGCCTTGACTGGTTTTCTTGTGTTCAATTCGAGAAATAGCGCAGCCTCTTCTTCCTCGCTTATGTTCTGGTAGACTTCGGCGACGAATTCCCATGCGTCGGCATCCTCTCCGAGCGTCTGTTTGAGGGCGAGGATGCGATGCTGTCCGTCGATGATCCAGTAGATGCCGTCCCTGTATGAGACGACGGGGATGCCCATCAGGTCGGGATTGAAGTGGCTTGCGAGAGTGGAGATGGCGTTCGCGTTCGCCTCGCGCTGCGCGGTCGAATTGATTCTGCATTCTCCGACCTTGATGGTCTTCAGGTGTGGTGTGCGTGTGATTTTCAATGCTTGTTCTGTCATGGTCATGCTGCTTTCCTGTTGATTTGAGTGTTGAATTTGCGAAGCGCCTTCATCGGCTCTTCAAGACGTGCCGCCCAGTCGCGGGCTTGTGTTGTGGTGATTGACTCGTAGTCGATGTATGAGAGCAGGGTCATTGTGGTTTCCAGGTCGCCGACCGTGGTGGCGCATATCCTCATGCTCCGGTTTAACCGTTTCGGGGTTTCCTCGACTACTTCGCCGGTCTCCACGTCCACAGTCTCGGAATCCACATCAATGACATCCAGTTCTGAATCATGACGTTCTGGACTGACCTTGCGCACGAGATTCGCGCGGCTCAGATTCCCCTCCGCCTTCGCCTCCGTCAGAGCCTCCTCGAATTCGGATGGATTCGCATTGTTGGCAAGAGCAAGAATGTCCTGTCGTTCCCCGTTATTGGGAATGAACGAAGAAGGTGCAGGTTTGGCAGATTCCTCGTCAAGGAATCTGCCACCTACATGCTGGTTGCCATGATTCCCGCCGCGTGTAGCTATGGTTTCTGCATCTTGTCCGTCTCTGATGGCCTTGCCGAGCGCATAGTCTGCGCGGCGAGCCATTTCCTCGGCGTCCATCTTGATGCTGCGTGACAGGTCACGTTGCTTGGTGGCCTCGGAGATCGTGTAAGCATAGGCGCGAACCTCCTTCACATGCATCGGGTCCGTGTCCGTCGAGGCGACCGCGCGCGAAAGCCACGAATATGCATGGTTCAACATGTCGGAAACCGCAATCTCAGCCTCATGCTTCGACCGTGTGGAATCCAATTCCATGCCTATGCTGCTCACCTCCAACGTTGTGGAAGGGTCGCGTTCAACGACCTCCGGTGATAGAATCTGTGTAGTCAACTGATTACCTTTCTCTTGATTCGAAGCCCCGTTGCAGCGGGGCTTTACTTATTTGTGAGAAAATCTGGAATATGGATAATGAAGAAACCGAAGTAAAAAGTCGCGATCTCGACATCGCCGACAAGGTGATCAGAGAGCTCCAGAGGAATCAGCATCTGCTGGCTGCGTCCGCCGAATGGTTTTATCGGTCCGATGACCCTGTTCGAGTTCGCATGCAGATCCTCGAGGATTCAATTTCGAATCTGACCGACTTGCTTGTTCTTCAAGGGAAGCTATCGACTTCGCTAGGCTGGCAGACGGCTCACGTTCAGGAACCTCAAAACTAGCTATCCTACGAAGAGCTTCCATCGCAAGCTTCTGAGACTCGGATGGCTTGAAACACTCTTGAATCTCCTCACGAACAATCTCGCGCACACGACTCTCAGTAAGACCACTCATGCCGTCAGCTCCTGAGAAGAAGCAAGCACGAATTGTGGGTCTAGGAACTCTTCAGCCTGGTATCCGGTTGACTGAGCGAATGCTTCGACCTGTGAGAGTGAGAACTCAACATCACCACGTAGACGACGCTTGGCTGCGTCAACGGAGATATTGAGGAATCCGGCAACATTTGCAATGGTGAGTTTCTTGGCCGCAGCTACTGCGCGGATTCTCGCAGCGACTGTCGAGCTCAATGTATTTTGTTTGTTCATGTTTTTTAGTATGCGCCCAATTGGGCGCATTGTCAAGCTGGAATTGTGAAGGTTTTTCTAATTAGGCGCAATGGGGGTATTATGAAGGCATGGGAAGCAAAAAGATAGAGGTAAGCAACTTCGGTTTACGTATAAGTAGGGCAATACGTGCAGAGATGGGCGCACGCAGATTGTCGAACCGACAGTTTGCAAAGCAGATTGGACGCGCTGAGCATTACGTCCGCGAGCGTGTAAATGATAATAGCGAATGGTCGCTCTCTGATTTGCAATTAATCTGCAATCTATGGGGCATATCTATATCGCAGCTCATGACTGAGAGCATGTACGGCCTAGCTGCTTCGCAGAATACTGAAAGAGACTTGGAGAATGGTTACGACGCTGATGAAGGCGCGTGAACTGCCACCACTGCATGGCCTTACCTATGGGGCCATGCGCAGTAAAGCCGCTGATCTCGATGTGCATATAGAAAGCTCAATACTCCCAGATGGATACTGTGGCATCTACGATGACGCTGCAAATACTATTCTTATCCATCGTGATATGAAGTACACGCTTAAGCGTTGCACGCTCGTCCACGAGCTGGTGCACTGGGCGCATCGAGATGGCGGGTGTGATGGCATTATGCAACGGCGTGCCGAGTATAGGACGCGCAGGGAGACCGCCGTGCGCCTCATATCACCCGCCGAGTATGCGATTGCCGAGCAGATCTATGAGGGAGACGTTTTCAGAATGGCCAACGAATTGGACGTTACCAAACAGGTTATCGAAGACTATCAGAATCTCGTGTTATCCAAGTAGCGATATGATTCTCTCGACAATGAAGTGAGGGAAGAGCGATCATGAGGGGAAGAGATGAAGATGAAGAAAATTGGTACTGCCCTGCTATGCACAGTAATGGCAATCGGTTTGGCGGGCTGCGGCAATGAAGCGGCTCCGATTAGCAGTAACACAAACACGGGTTCCTCGGCATCTAGTACCTCCGAGTCAACTACAACAGCAGTGGAATCGCGCACGTATACCGAAGATGACGTTAACGCAGCCATCACCAAGTGTGCTCCACTATCTGAGAATGGTGCTGACTTAGTTGATGACATCACCTCCCCGACAAAAGTGCTGTCTTTGGTGTCACTTGGCGGTGCATTAAGTAAAGGTGTGGAATCAGACGTTTTCAGGTGTGCGTTCGAAGAATTATCCATTCCCGATGACATTATCCAGAAAATCAACCAGCCGCTTGGTTCCGAGCAGCAAGATAACGTCGGGAACCTTAATATTGTTTGGACAAACAAGGATGGTTCAATCAATCTGTACATGTCTACTGAGAACATGAATCAATAACGGATGCTCAAAGATTACAAGCATCTGGTTCTCGACCGCAGGCAATACGTGTGAACATCTTCGTATCGCGCGCGCCCGTGTTTTTGCAAAAAACGCGGCTGTCTAATTACTGTCTATTACTGTCTTATACCTGTTTCCTTTATATAGCGTTGTAGTGGAGCGCATCACGGTGAGTACATGCAGCGCGTGAATGGTTGCGTTCCCCAACATTCTACAGTTGTACCGTGGTGCAATCCGTGTTATGATGGAGAGCGCAAGGAAATGAGAAATCCCGCTCCTCCAGCAAGAAGAAAACGGGATTAAGAGAACAAGCGTCCTCAGAGCATCATTATACTCCGAGGAGGAAACGATGGAACCAATGGGCTACAAGAACGTCGCCAAGGTCTACGAAAAGGCCAGCCAGGGAAAGCTCCTCAAGCGCAGGGACAGCAAGGTATGGGTGCTCGACTCGTTCGCGTTGAACGTACTCACCTACATGGCCGTGAACACCTATGACTATCCGAACCCCACCGGCAACGAGTATCGACCATCCCGCTACTATGACGGCGGCTGGAAAAAGATCGCCCAATCCTTCGGGCTGCTCAGCTACGACGCGGCGCTCGCCGAACAGGTCGGGGATGATACGCTGTCAAAACAGCGCGAGAACACGGCCAGGACGCGCATAAGCCGCACATGGGCACAACTTATCGAGATGGGACTCATACGCCGCTACAAGGGCGCTTATCTCGGTGAGAACGCGGGCTACGTGCTCATGATCGGCGACGACGAGGAGAATGCCGAAGTCATCGAAAACGCTAAGGAAATCATCCAATAACCAGAACCATCGAGAATCGAGGAACTCATGAAGTTCGGAATGCGCACGCCGAGTTTGAAACGATCGTTGAAGGCCAGGACTACGTCGAAGTGGAAACGCCAGGCGAAGAAGGCCATCATCCCGGGATACGGGAAGAAAGGCACGGGATGGGTGAAGAACCCGCGCAAAGCCGCCTACAACAAGGTCTACAGGAAGACAACGTTCAGCTTCTGGGACCTATTCAAGTGATCCACAGCTCCACTTCGGCGGGGCTTTCTCATAGGTAAAAGAAAAGCCCGGCACAAGGCCGGGCCGTGAAACCAAATCAGACTATCTTGTCCCTAACCATGGACACGACATCATAATTTGTTTTTTTGATTTCATCATCTGAAAGCATCTCGTCAATACTCATCCACTTACAGCGTTTCGAACCAACCTTAAAGGAAGCATCTTTCCAAGAATCAGGAATATCCTTTACTTCAGCACTGTACAACTGATAATCGTAATACCGCAGTTCATCATTATGCTCTGTGCTTTTCTTTTCACTGACATCATGGCCTACATAGGCAAGGTCGAAAGACTCTTTGGGAATGCCAAACGTATTGGAAATATAATCGGTTATCTGCTGTTGATCCAAGCTTGTAGGATCCGCGGTCTTGTGATTTGGGAAGAAATCACAACCCCAGCCATCATCACGATAGAGGAGATACCTGTTTTTAAACTCGCCAGTCGCATCGCGTAACGCGATAATCGAACTGCGCCTCTTTGTTCTATCCATGGTCTCAACACCCTTCAAGAGCTTATTGGCATCAAATGGGTTTTTGATTATTTTCACTATCCTACACGCTGTCCAGAGACAATACGCCAATGCACAACAAAGCAACACCGATTTTACGACATTGTTTCCTACAGACCAAGCTGATGGGATAAGAAAAACCCCTGCTACCAGATTGGTGATCCACGATGGAAGATCACCTTTACCTATTTCGTTGGAGTGCTTAGAGATGTAGTTCTCCAGGTCTTTATGGTCGATGCGTAAAATCACCTTTCGAGAATACCCCCACCGCTCGAAACCTCATTCTCTAACTTTCCACGCTCAGCGCCGTCTTGCAGGTAATCTCCGACAACGCTTTCGCATCCCAATGCGTATACCGTGCTGTGGTGCCGATGTCGACATGCCCCATGATGCTTTTGCGCGCGTCTTCGGAGGCTCCGGCTATGGCGAGCTGGGTGGCGAAGTAGTGGCGTGCGCTGCGAATCGTCACTCTCGGTAGTCCGGCCTTCTCCAGTGCGCGATACCAGCGGCGGCGTTCGACCGTGTTGGTCAATGGTTGTCCCTTGCGAGTGAAGATCAGATCACCAGACTTCAGTTCATGGTCGGATGCCCACGCGGAGAGGTCATCCCAGAGGGCTTTGCTGACGGGCACGATACGCTCGCCCTTCTTCGACTTCGGCGGCACCATCCATATTCCCCCGGCGACCGGTTCCGCCTTGAGCCATGAGGGTATGACCGCACCCTTCGCATACCGCTGCAACTCGTGGCACACGTGGATCGCGGGCGTGCCGTCGACCTGCACCAGGTCGTCCGGTGTCAGGGCGAACCGCTCCCCCTGTCTCATACCGGTCTCGAACGCGAGCCGCCACATGAGACCCCACATCGCTTCATCCTCGGCACTGTCCGGCCACTTGTTCTGCCCGCGCCTGCGCTTCACCTCACCAGAGCCACTGGAGGCGGCCTGTATGAGCTTCACCGGCTGCCCGGCATCAAGTATCACCGTCGGGTTCGCCTCGACCCTGGGCGGGTCGCAATGGGCACATGGATTAGCCTCTATCAATCCCTCGCCGAGGGCGTCATCCAATGCGTTGCTCAGTCGACGGTACGCGTTGAGCGCGGTCTTGCTGCTGCGCGTCGAGGTGATGTCCTTCTCCAACTTGCGCACATGCGCCGCAGTGATATCCCCGATACGGACGGCACCGATGCTGTTCGTGATGTTCCGGCAATCGGAGCGGTAGGATTCCCAGACGCGAGGCTTAACATTGGGGCGCTTGAACTCCTCAAGCCAGCGTCCCAGCCAGTCTGCCAGTTTCGGTGATACATCCGAGGCAAGAACTCCGGTAGATATAAGTTTCTTCCGAGCTTCCAGATATTTGGCCTTGGCTTTATTCGGATCCTTGCTCCGAAATGTTTTCCGTCTGCGTTTTCCTGTCGCGGGGTCATTGGGAAGTTCCAGAGTGTACGTATACCGATTTTGTGAATCGACAAATACGGCTCCAGTGCCGCGAGGCCTCCTGTGTTTGGCTTTCATATCGCTATCACCTTGGTCCTTGAAATACAATGCTCTGAGTCTTACCGCCTCTTCGCATGCATGTTCTTTATCGTCGAAATATTCACTTCTTATTTGTTTGCCGTTGTGGTGGATTGCCGCAAACCATTTCTTCCTATAGCCATACCAGTAAACGTTTCTGACGCCGGATGACCGATTGTTGCTTGATGCGCCGAATCTATGTTGGTTGTTTTCCGCGATCGTAATGCAGCGTAAATGGTTTGGATTAAAACAGAGTCTGTTAAAGCAGCGGTGGTCAACGATATGGGCTTCCGGGATAGCTCCACGGAAAATCTCATAACTGAGTCTGTGAACCAGTACCGTCGATTTGTCTAAATACACGTGTCCATACCCATTATCCGTATGACCGCCCGTCCAGAACCAGCAGTTTGAAACTGGGTCAACACGCCGATGCTTGAATAACCGTCTGATGAGTTCCTGTGGGCGCTCGGAGATGGCCTCAGTCTGGCACTCATCAGTTAATTCCAT